CTCGAACTGGCGTTGGTGTTGTTCAGAAAGTAGAAAAGAAAATACGTTGGACGACGACAGCAGACCGCGTTGTGTTACACGATGATTGGTCGCCCTACGCTACCTTTACCAAGATTCCATACTTTGCATACTTCAGGCGCGGCAAGCCGTTTGGTCTTGTAAGTAACCTTATCTCTCCGCAAGAGCAGTTGAACAAACTGTCATCTCAAGAGCTGCACATCCTAAACACTACAGCTAACAGCGGGTGGATTGTTGAAGCAGGTGCACTAAACGGCATGAACGCCGATGACCTTCGAGACCAAGGCGCGGAAACAGGTCTTGTTATCGAAATGAATCCGGGGCGCATGGGCGGTTTGCAGAAGATCGAGCCTAACCGTCCACCGACTGGCATCGAGCGAGCGGCTGTAAAAAGCGCGCAGTTCATCAAAGAGATCAGCGGCATCAACGAAGCCATGCTCGGTATGGAAGGTGCTGAAGTATCTGGTGTGGCGCTGCAAGAAAAGACAATGCGTGGACAGGTGCAGATCGCTGTGCCATTCGACAATCTACAAAGGTCACGCTACTTCGTCGCTCGAAAATTGCTAGAGCTTATTCAGCAGTTTTATACCGAACCTCGGGTATTCAGTATTACGACAGAAGGTATGAACTTCGAGCAGAAGGATGAAGAGCTGGCTATAAATCTCCTAACTGCTACTGGAGAAGTTGTTAACGATATTACCGTTGGTAAGTACGAAGTCACTCTTTCCACTATGCCTGCTAAAGACAGCTTCGAAGATTCGCAATTTGCAGAGGCACTGTCGCTTAGGCAGGTTGGCGTGGCAATTCCTGATGATCGCATTATCGAATACAGCCATTTGGCTAAGAAGTTCGAGCTTGCAGATGAGATTCGATCACTGACAGGCCGTGGCGAGATGACTGAAGAGCAGATGATGCAGATGCAATTCCAGCAGGAGATGCAGGCTCGCATGATGGTTGCAGAAGTTGCGAAGGCAGAAGCTGAAGTTATGAAGATGGAAGCCGAAAGCATGAAGCTCGCTGCCGAAGCATCTATGGATCAGGGCGGTATTGATAGCCCAGCGATGCAAATGCGACGTGAAGAACTTGAAGTTGAGCTTCAGAAGGCACGGGAACAGCTACAACTGCGCCGTGATCTTGCCGCACTTAGCGCTCGAAGCCGTTATGACCAGTCAGTCCTCTCTACCAAAGGCAAAATTATCCAAGATCGTGCGTCACAAGCAGAAAAACGCCGCACGGAATTGGTTAAGGGCGAGCTAAATCGCCAAATGGAGCGGGAAAAACTCGCTTACCAGTCAAATGTTCAACAAAGGAACCCCCTAAATGAGTGAAAACACCGCTGAAGCCATAGACCAAGAGGAAAATTATGCTGACTTTCTATTTGCAGGAAGCGACGGAAGCGCTAATGCGCAAGTTGAAGAAGTGGATAGAGGCGATTTCGTCGAGGAATCCGCTCCGACACAGGTCGAGACAACCGAATCAGCCGAATCAAAACCCGAGCCAGAGGCAGAAGTAGCAGAAACGGGCACCGAAACGCCCGAACCTGAAGAAACTACCGCTGAATCTGAGGAAACTACTGATGAAACTACTGAAGAGGCGGTGCAAGAAGCCCAATCAGAGCGTAAAGATCCTATCCAGATCCCGAAAAGCCGTCTGGATAAGGAAATTGCTCGAAAAAAGGCCTTGCAAAACCAAGTAGAAGAGCTTCAGAAGCGGATTCAGCAGCAAGAATCAGGTCAACCAGCAGAAGTAACTGAATTTTCGTTCGATCCTGGCGATGCCCCCAAGCAAATGTTCGATAAGGTGCTTGAAGGCGATCTTGATTCTGCGAATCAGTTATTTGCAACAATGCTGCAAGACGCGGTAAAAGCTGGCGTACAAACTGCCACTCAGAATATTGATTTACGTGTGCAGGACCAAGTTAGAACAGTTAATCGTGCCCAGACTGAGCAGGAGGTTGCAGAAGAACTTGAAAATACCTACGACTTCTTCAGATCTGGAAGCGAGACCTACGACCAAGGATTGGTAGATGAGGTGTTGGCAATCAGGGATGGGTTTATTGGAAGAGGATACGAGCCAGCAGATGCCATGCGGCAGGCTGCTGACTATGTAGTACGTGTAAACAGGCCAGAAGATATGCCACAGGCGCAAGGAGCGGCAACGGCAGCGCGAGAACCTGTTGCACAAACGAGAAACCCCGAGGCTGTGGAGAAAAACATAGCAGCCGCCAATCAACAGCCGCCCACACTACCAAAATCGTCACAGGGCACTAAACCTCCCGCAAGCGTGGATATTAACGCTTTGTCGGAAGATGAGTTCGCCGCTCTCCCACAGGCGACTCTAGCCCGGTTACGTGGCGACTTTGTCTAGGCTGTTTTGCGTCGAGGGGGTCGGCGCAGGGACTGGGGGTTCGCCCCCGGTCCCAACCTATTCTAACTATTGAGGTATGTAGATGGCTTCAAGAGGACTTTACGCAAACATCCATGCTAAGCGAAAACGTATAAAAGCTGGATCTAATGAGAAGATGCGAAAGCCAGGCACGAAAGGTGCGCCTACGGCTAAGGCATTCAAGAATTCTAAAAAAACTGCTAAGGAATAGTAGGCAGTTTGAGAGTTGTTTACTTTATAGGTTTTACCTATAATGTGTTGTACCTACGTGGGTTCTACGATAGTGCCACGCTGACGCCCAGCTAATAAGGCGGTTTTCTTCGGTTTCAGCTCCGTAAGGCTGACGTTCAGGTAAGGCCGAAACGTTATTACGGCCACGTGCAGACATTTAAATTATTGGAGGAAGCCTAATGGCTCTTACTAATTTTGCTGCGCTAACCACGGAACAGAAAACTGCTTGGAGCCTCGACTTTTGGCATATGGCCCGAAACAACAGTTTCATTAACCAGTTCGCTGGTTCTGGCCCAAATTCCATGGTTCAGCGTGTAACCGAACTTAAAAAATCTGAAAAAGGCGCTCGCGCCGTACTGACTTTGATCGCAGACCTCACTGGAGACGGTGTTGTTGGCGATTACACCTTGGAAGATAGCGAAGAAGCTATCACCAGCGCCGACAAGGTAATTCGCATCGACCAGATGAGAAATGCTAACCGTATCGCTGGCCGAGTTGCTGATCAGAAGTCCATCGTTAACTTCCGTGAAACTTCACGCGACGTATTGGCCTATTGGATGGCTGATCGTATGGACCAGATCGCTTTCTTGACGCTTTCAGGCATTGCTTACACTTCTAAGAACAACGGCGGTGCTCGATCTGTTCTTGCTACTGGTAAGAACCTAAGCGACCTTGAGTTTGCTGCTGACGTAGCTGCTCCTACTTCCAATCGTCACTATAAGTGGAACGGTACTGACATCATTGCAGGCGACACCGCTACTGACGGCCACGCTCCTATTTCTTACAAAGCCCTCGTTCGAATGAAGGCTATTGCTAAGGATCAGTATGTACGAGGCATTCGTACTGGCGCTGGCGAAGAGGTCTATCACGTATTCGTGACTCCTCAAGTCATGGCTGACCTCAAGCTCGATTCAGACTACATCCAGAACGTACGTAACGCTGGACCTCGTGGTGCTAAGAACGAACTGTTCGCAGGGACTTCAAGCGTCATGGTTGACGGTCTGGTAGTTCACGAATTCCGTCACGTCTACAACACTACTGGTCTTACTGGTGGTAATAAGTGGGGCGCGAGTGGAACCGAGAACGGTTGCCGCGTATTGATGTGTGGTGCTCAGGCTATGGGTATGGCAGACATTGGTGCTCCGTACTATGACGAAGATTTGTTCGACTATGAGAACCAAATGGGTATCTCTGTCGGCAAAATGCTTGGTTTCTTGAAGCCTCAGTTCAACAGCATCTACACCGGACAAGATGAAGACTTCGGTGTCTTCTGTCTGGATGTACTTCAGTAAATCGCTTTAGCGAGTAGTTGAGGCCCTACCAATCTACGCAGGTAGGGCCTCACCCCCAACTAGGAGTTAATTGATGAAACTGGTAAGCGATAAAGATATTCGAGTAGCCACATTGTCAGGTCGTATGACTTGGCTACGTGCTGGTGAACCCAAGGAACTTCTTCAAGAGGATCTGATTAACGCGGCATTAGGTATGGGTGCCAGAGCAGCTGATGCTCCCCCCGCTCCTGAGCCTGTTGCGGAACCTGTAGATGAACCTGATACCTTACAAAAGCAAGTTGTCGATGCGGTACGAACAGTTTATGAAACTGGAGATCGTTCTGACCTTGCTTCTGATGGTACGCCTCGTATGTCTGTATTGAAAAAATTAGTCCCAGAAGCAACTGCTGAATTGAGGGAAGCAGCAATGCGCGAGGTCTCTCAAAGTTAATGGCTATAAGGCGAGATCCAAAGTTAGCAAGGGCTGGAGTTACAAAATATAACTCTCCCAGGCGGACTCCATCGCACCCCAAGAAAAGTCACGTTGTTGTGGCGAAGGTTGGGGATACGACAAAGCTCATTAGATTCGGACAACAAGGCGTTAAAGGCGCTGGAAAGAATCCAAAGAGCGAGAAAGACAAAGCTCGCCGCAGGTCATTTTACGCAAGGCACCGAGCACAAGATGCCAAACCTTCCAAGCTCAGCGCTCGCTATTGGGCTATGAAAACCAAATGGTGATGCTCAAGGAGAGCTAAAACATGTCAGGAACAATCCTAGGGTCGGAGATTATTTCAAAAGCCCGTCGAATTCTTCAGGACACCACTACGGGCGGTACTCGTTGGCTCGATGATGAGCTTCTCGGGTGGATCAACGATGCCCAGCGTGAAATCGTTCTGATAAAACCAAACTCAAATTCTCTCGTTGCAGATGCGACTACTGTGGAAGGGTCGAAGCAAGCACTTCCTTCAGGTGGGTTGACACTGTTAGCGGTAATCCGAAACACAGATGGCCCCGCCATCCGTCGAATCGACCGCAACATTATGGATTCTGAAAATCCTAATTGTTATGAAGATACTGAGTCGGATACCACG